GAGGTTGCTCAGGCGCTGCCGGGAGCGCTGCACGACGTTCACCGGGCCATCACCTGTGTCAGCGACAGGTCCGGCAGCGCGCCGGCGCCGACGATCGTCAGGCCGCCCATCTGGTCGGCGAGGCGCTGCATGGTGCCGGCCCAGTTGGCCAGCTCATCGCGGCCCAGGAACACTGTCAGCGTCGTGCACGGCGTCCGGATCGTCAGCATCGCCATCTTTCCGGCGGCGGTCTGCTGCTCGGAGATGGTCAGCTGCGCCGGGACGCCGGACAGCAGCGTGTTGCCCGGGTCGGCGGGCGGAACCTGAAGTGTCGGCTCGGTCATCGGGCGTTCGCCTTCTCGTGGTGGTTGTGGCCGTTGGCCTTCAGGGGCTTGCGGTAGGTATCGACCAGGAAGTACGGCAGGCCGTCCAGGGGCGCCGGGACGTCGCCGCCGTTGTCGGCGCTGCTGCTGCCGGAGTCCCCGACGTAGTCGCCGACGATGGTTCCGCGGCACCGATCGCCGCCCGCGCAGCTGATGTAGCCGCCGTTCGGGTACAGGTCGTCGATCTCGTCGGCGATGTTGTCGTCGAGGCTGTTGCCGATGTACTGGCCGTCGATGGCGCGGCACGCAGAGCAGGTGTTCTTGTCGTTGATCTCGGACGCGAACAGGTCGACCGAAGGGCCGCCGAGGAACGTGGCGATCCGGGACTCGTTCTGCGCGGTGGACAGGGCGCCGGGCAGCTTCGACGTCAGAGAGACGTCCGACAGGGCGCCCAGCGCGTCCTCGACCTGGCTGGCCACGTCCTCGGGATCGGCGTCGCCGGCCGCGGCGAGCCGGGCCGCCGTCGACCCGGCGGACAGCGCCAAGCCCGCAGCCTGAAGCGCCGCGATCGTGGAGGCGACGCGGGAGATCACCTCGGGATCCGCGGCCTGCGCCTCGATGTCGATGCCCTGCTTCTTCGCCTCGGCTACGGCCTGCTTCGCCGCGGTGGCGGCCATGCCGGTCATGGAGGTGGTGAGCAGCTGCGCGCCGTCGCTGGAGTCGACAGTCAGCTGTGCCAGGCCGGCGGCGTCGCCGTCGTCGACGAGGCGCCGCACCTGATCGGCGAGCTGCTTGATCTGGCCGGGCACGATCTGCGAGAGCCATGCGGCCACTAGGATCGCAACGGCTTCCTTCCAGTGCCGGTCGACCTCGTCGAGGTTGTGCTCGGGCGCGGTCTTGCCGCTACCGTCGGCGCGGATGGCGTGACGGTGGCGGTTCTGGGAGTCGGAGTCGCTGCCGTCGGGGGTGGCGTCTGTGCCGGGCTGTGCCGGCGCGCCCGGGGAAGCGGGCGCGTCGGGCACAACCCACCCGGGCGGGACCGCGGGTGTCTGTGTGGCCTTCTCGGCGACCTTCATATCCGGCAGGCCGACGGCCTCCAGAACGTCGTGCGGGTCGTAACCAGCGGTCACCAGGGAACCGGCGGCCTCGGCCTTGCTCTTCAGCTCCAGGGCGTCGGCCTCGCGGTTGGAGGAGATCGCGTTGTCGTGGTCCATCTCAACGCCGTCGCCGGTGGTGCCGAACAGCTTCAGGTAGAAGCAGTTCAGGGTGTCCTTCCACCGGTCGAGCCGGTCGGTGACCAGGAAGGCCTCGAACTGCTCCTGCGCGGTCTGGGCGTTGGCGCGGTTGACGTCATCGCTGGCGCCCATGATGGCCTTGTGCATGGCGAAGGGTTCGCGGATGACGTCGCGGGAGACGTTCCGCAGGGTGCTGAAGTCCATGTCGCGGATGGTGTGGGCGTTCGGCACCCATACGGCGCCCTGCTCCAGCACGGCAACGCGGTGCGCGGCCCCTACGCCACGGTGGGTCTCGTGCCAGCGCGCGGTGAGTTCGTTCCACTCGTCGTCGTCGAGGCGCTTGTCGACCTGGATGACACCACCGGGTGTGGCGGAGTTCAGGAAGAAGTTCCGGTTCCACTGCGCGCTGTACTTGGCGGCGTCGATGTCGACGAGGATCGACTGGATCGGACCCAAGCCCCTGTACGGGTCGAACGGGTTCGGCAGCAGGGTCGCAATAACCTCGTCCGGCTGCAGCGGCACGACCTCGCCGGACGGGCCGGTGTAGATATAGCCGGCCAGGAACTTGTCGGTGCCGGGGATCGGCTCCATGCGGTCGGGGCGCACGGGCCACAGGCCGAGCGGGATGGTGGAGGCAGGGTTGCGCTGCACCACGATGTAGGACTCGCCGGTCAGATCGAGGTAGGTCTGGCCGAGTTCGCGCAACCGGAACCCGGACATCGCGGCGTTCGGCGCGTTCCACAGGGCGATCGCCTGGTGCTGCAGCACCTCGGTGCGCTGGTCGGATCCCTTGTCGCCGGTGGTGTAGCGGACGCGGCCGTCCTGCTTGGCTTGCCGGTACAGGTGCCAGGGCACCTTCGCGGTCTGCCGGGCGAGCATGGACACGATGCCGTAGACGGTGCCGCTGCTACCGTAGGCGCGCATGTAGGCGGCGAGGTCGTTGCCGCCGGCCATGAGCGAGGCGGGGGCGTAGCCGGGCCGGGAATAGCGCAGGGGCGGGGTGTTGCTGCCGCCGGTGCCGCTGCTGACAGCCGAGACGACCTTGCCGATGAGGCTCATCAGTCGCGGGACCAGTCGTAGGCCCACATGCTCAGGCCGGTGACGAGCAGCCCGATGCCGGGGCTAACGTGCCCGGCGGCGAGCTGGAAGGCGCTGGTGTCGATGGTGATGAAGCCGCCGATGGTCAGCGCGGGACTCGAACGGAGCCGCGCCGCGCTGACCATCGCGCCGGCCTGGTCCACCGCCCTGTTCCAGGCCGCCCGCATCCGCTGCCGGGCCCGAGCCCCGACGGCGGGCGCGTCGTGGGGAGTCGCGGTGATGGTTGCCATGGCCGCACCTCCCACATGCCCCGATGCAGTTCGTGATACGAACAGTTGCGGCCTGCATTAATTGCCTGTTGCATCAGTTCGCGATACGAACAAGGTAGCGCACGGGAACGCCTGTTCGAAAGTGGTCACGCGCCCACCTCCGCATAAGAAGCATTATGCGGATAAGATCATTCGCTAAACGCCACGTCAGAGACACGGACCCAACCGGTCCAGGCCGCCGGCAACTAGCCATGCACCGCCCCGTAGCGGCTACCCTGAAGCATGACTACCGCCTCGGTCGAAACCGACTACGCCGACGCCTACGAAGACTCCAGCGGCTGGTGCCACACCTGCAACGACAAGCCGCCGCTGGACATCCCCAGCACCGCCTCGCCCTCCGGCGTGCGGATCCTCAAAGTGGGCACCACGTGGGACTGCCCGAAGTGCGAGGCCCGCTGGGTCGTCGCGCGGATCGAGGAGGTCGGTCTGCGCTGGATGACGACCGGCGCTGCGGCCTGAGCACTCAGCCCAGCGTCCGGATGCGCGGCCGGCCGCCAAGGTCGCGCTCGGCGCACATGTAGCGGGCGCCGTCCATGGCGTGGTCGTTCTCCTTCACCGGCACCTCGCGCTTGTCCGGCTTCACGTCGGTCGGCCACACGTACTCGGCGATCTCGTCCTCGAAACACGTCGGCTTCTTCGCGTCCACCAGCTCCGGGTCGCGCTCGAGCAGGCTGCCGCGCACGACGAAGAACCGCGGCTTGCCGTCGGCGGCCGGGCGAAGGCGGGACTGCATGGCCTGCACGCCGTCGCTGATGGTCTTCTTCGCCTTGGTCGTACCCATGCCGAGGTGCCGCTCCAGTGTGGCCCGGTCCTCGGCGTCGTGGTCGCAGATGACCGCACGTGGTCGCGGCTCGCGCCAGGTGCCGTCAGGTTTTCGCACGATCTTCACGATCTTGCGGGCCATGTCCTCGACCAGCACACCGGTCTGGTAAATCTGCCGGTACAGCCACAGCCGGCCGTCGGGATCCTCAGCGAAGAAGAGCACGACCATCGGGTTGGAGAACCCGAAGTCCACCGACCACCACCGCGTCCAGGTCTCGGAGCCCTCCGGCAACCGGTCGACCACGTGAACCGCCGGCGACCAGTCCGGATAGACCAGGCCCTCAGCGGCCACCCACAGTCCGTGCCGCATCCGCTGGTACCGGACCCCGGTCAGCGTTTCCAAGCGCGCCAAATACGTACGGCCGTAGTCGGTCCACTCCCCGCCGGAGAACATCCGCGGGTTGTCCTCGTGGCGGCTGTACAGCATCCGGCAGCGCCCGGAGTCCGCGCGGGCCTTCAGGTGATGCGTGGGGCCGGCCGGGTTGGTGGCCATCAGCAGCTGCTGGTACGGCATTCGGCCGTGCCGCAGGCGGGTAATAATCGTGTCGAGATCTTCGGGTGTTGTCTCCGTGGCCTCGTCAACCATGGCCAGGTCGTATTCGGTCGACAGCAGCCGGCTGGGCCGGTCCAGGCCGCCGACGACGATCTGAGAGCCGTTGCGGTACCGGTACGCGGCGGGCTCGGCGCCGGAGCCGCCGAAGTACTTCATCAGCCCGGCGTCCAGCGCCTCTGCGGCGACGTGGCGGCGCAGCGTTACCAGCGTCGAGGCGGTCAGGCTCACGTGGGTCTTACGTGCGACCAGGGCGCGGGCGCCGTCGTACTTCAGCATCGACAGGTGCAGCTTGTACAGCAGGCCCACGGACTTGCCGGTGCCGGCCGCGCCGGATACGAGGACTTCGCCGTCGCGGGACCGGAACGCGTCCAGGACCGCGCCGCGCGGTTCGAAGTCGACGACGGTGGCGCTCACACCAGGTCGGCCGGGTCGGCACCGATGAAGCGGTATGTCACGTCACCCGAGTGCTCGACTTCGGCCTTCGGATACAGCTTCAGCAGCCGCGCCTCTCGGTCGTCTATCTTGTCGAGCCGATCAATCGCGGCCAGGATCACGCCGTCGTCTTCGTAGGGCTCGCCGTAGGTCGGCTCGCCGTCGTCGTCGAGGCCCGTGAACTCGCGGATGACACGCCCGTTGGAGATCGTGACGTGCCGGGTGGCGAGGATGTCCATCACGAGTTCCCGGGCGTAGGCCAGGCGCGTCAGCTGTTCGGTGCGGTACGCCTCGGCGGCGGGTTCGGTGATGCGCGGCAGGGCCCGGTGGAAGCCGCGGTGTGCGGCGGCACGGGAGATGCCCAGGCGCTTGCCGATCTCCTCGAAGGAGAGGTCTTGCCGCTTCAGCTCCAGGATCTTCGCGTCCTGCTCGGCGCGAGCGAGGTCATCGAGCGGCTTGCTGTGCACTGCGCCCACGTCTCGCCCCTTAGGTCTCAGCGCCTTCAAGGTCAGAGTATGGCACGCGTGTTCGAATCAACGGGATGGTACAGGCTCGACAGGAAGCCCGCTCGCCGGGTCGCACTTGATCCATCGCGGCTCGGGGGGCCGGCCGAGCGTAACCGCGTGGTCGAAGCCTTCGATGCGTACCCGCAGCGTTCCCGGCGTCATGCGCGGGTCTTCCAAGATAAGGCAGCCGTCGGGCAGGGGCTCACCGTACACGCGGGCGGTGGGCAGCTGCTCGTTCAAGTACGGCCGGTCGCCGGGGTGCACGGTAAGGCTTTCGGCGACGGGCGGTCGCCAGCGGTGGCACTGCTTACACTCGCGCCGTTCGCGGGCGCTGGGCCCGGTGCCGTAGGTGTGCGGGTTCTGGGTGGTGCCGTGGGGGTAGAGCAGGTCTTCGGACCAGAACATGCTCATCGCCGTCCTCGCGGTCCTTCAGCGCCGTGCAGCGCCGTCCACGCTGGCCCGGACCACTTAATGCTGCGGAACCAGTCGCCGCGTCCGCCGTAGCGGAGCCGTCCGTTGCTGAGCGCTTCCCGCTCGATCAGGTCTACTGCGACGGGCAGCCAGTCGTCGGTGGCGGGAACGCCGTAGACGTCGCGCAGCCGGTCGCGGTAGGCGGACCAGCTCTCGTCGAGGCTCATCGTCAGATCTCCCCGGCAAGGACGCGTCGCGCGGCGGTCATGACGCGGTTGGCCTGGTCCATCGCCGCATACCAGCTCAGGTGGTCTGCACTGCCGGGGAACAGAATGCAGTGGTTGCCGCGCCACAACGTCATCCACCAGCGGCCGTCCGGGCCGCGACGGACACGGGCGCGGACGCCGTTCCAGTCGGCAATGCCGAAGGGGTGCTGGAAGTCAGGATGCCGTCGTGCACTCACCGCCACAGCCCCCATCCGAAGTGCCCGATCAGCCACAGCGTCAGCAGGATGAACGCCCCGGTAAACAGGAAGTGCGCGGCGGTCCATCCCCACGGGCCCTGGCCGACCTTCAGCTTCTCCAGGTTCCAGATGGCGCCGGACAGCGTGTCCTGCGTCCTGTTCCGCACGATAGCGATGGTCTCGGGCACGATGAACGTGCCGAAGGCCAGCGTGAACCAGACGGCCCAGTAGCGGTTCACGGCGCCTCCTGTCGTCGCTGCGTGCGGGTGTGCTCAGGATAGCTCGAACGGAAGTTCGATCACAGCTTACTGAGCGCCACCGTGGTAACGACGCTTGCGCCGGTCTCGCCGCTGGTGACTTCGATGCTAGATCCGGCCATCACATACACGGTGCCATCGATGGCAATCCGGGTGCCGAGCGTCATCATGCTGTCGCCGCTGGAAGGTCCGAGGCTGGTGCCGTCAAGCGTCAGCAGCTCGGTGTAGCCGTTGCTGTTCGCCGAGGCCGTGATGAAGACGGTCTTCTGTGATGCGACCTTCACTTCACCCCTCCGTTCCGTCGTAGTAGCCGTCCATCTGCACGTTCAGCTCGGCCAGGTCGGGGTGTGCTGCGATCTCTTGGGCCTCGGATGTGCGAAACGCCGTAGCGAACGCCTCAGTCGACGCCTGCGCGAGTACGCATGTTGCCGCCAGGTCAAAGACGGCGGCTTGTGCGCGGAGGCGCTGTGCGAGGTGGCGGAACGCAGCCGCGCGAACCTCAGGGCTAGGGCCGGACTCGCCGCTCACACCGTCCCCCTGCACCGGTTCGCGGCCTCGGGTGTGCGGTGCCTGATCGTGCAGGTGCCGTGCGTCCAGTACCGCGCAGCCTTCTGCTTGCCGCCGAGTCGCGGCCGGAACGACGCCCCGAACCAGACGCCGCCGATACGACGGCCGATGGACAGCCTCACGGGGTCGGCTCCTGCGTGTCGCGCTCGGCCCGCTGCCACCGGTACAGCGCGGCCTTGACGTCATCGATGGGCACGTCGGTTTCGATCAGCGCGTCGGTGGCGCTCAGCTCGCCAATGAGCTGGCGGGCGAGGATCGCGAGGTCCCGCTGTAGCTGAGCGAAGGCGTGCTCGCGGTAGCACCGACTCATCCAGTCAGCGAACTCCTCGTCGGACATTGCATCAAAGCCCCTGGGGTCCATTACGGCCCGGAACTCACCGCGCTGAACGGTGATCTTCGGAAACTGAAGGCTCCCCCATTGGTCGAGCCGCGCATCGATCTCAACGGGCCGAACAACGCGCCAACCGCAGCGGTAGGTGGGCTCGCTCATGGCGTTCCTTCGCTTCTTCAACTGGAGCGCATTCCACCAGTCAATGGCCGCGTTATACAGATCTACAGTCAAGGCCTCGCCAAACGACGCGCCGTGGCTGCGGCAGTAGAGCTCGACGATGTGAATGAGCTCTGCGTTGGGTTGATCGCCAGCAATGACGTGCGGCACGTCGGTCACAGCGCCTCCCCTTCCGCCTCGGTGGGGCAAGCGTGACCACAGGGGTCGCGCCGCCAGTGGGTCGGCTCGCGATGCATGACTGTTCGGAACTGACCGGGCTGCCGTTCGATGTGACCGTAAATCGGGGTCATGGTGCTGACGGGCAGCCCGCAGTCGGAACAGTCCACAAAGATGCCGGGGCATCCGATAGATTCCCCTTCGAGCACATCGCCGACTACGGCTACTGAGTCCAGGGGGTTCCTGGGCCAGAGTCCGGCCTCGATTGCCGCATAGATCATCTTGGCGTCGCTTGGCTCGGTCACGTTGTGGGCTCCTATTCAGCCGGCCTCTTGGGCATCTTCGCGCCGGGATCGCGCCTGAGCCACTGAATGAAGTCGCGGGTCAGGCGGGTTCGGTTGCTGTTCAGCTGCTCCGCGATCTCGCCGTAGGCCTCCCACTCGTCATCTGGGATCCGCATCGGGCGCGTCGGGGTTTTGGGTGCGTTGGGCATCCTCACAGCCTAGCGGGTGTAGCTACCGCTGGCAACGCCGGTGTAGATGCAAAGTCGTGCCTCATTCCTCTTGCGGTGTAGCTACACCTAGCAGTACGGTGTAACTACACCAAGAAGAGAGAAGGCCCGAGATGACCACCACCGCCCGCCAGGCCACCCGCCGGATCATCACCGACACCCAGGCCCTCGCCGCGCTGGTCCTCCTCGGCCTCGAATTCGACGCCTGCGGGATCTGCACGCTGCCCGCCGCCGAGCTGTTCGCCCGCATCGATAACCGCGACGGTGCCGAGATTGCGTGCTGCGAGTGGTGCGCCGACCACGCCGACGTCAGCTACATCACCGACTGACCACCGCCCACACCGACCCGAGGGGAGCCCGCCATGACCGTCACCACCGCCACCGCCGCCCGCCTGGCCCACGCCACCGCCCGCACCATCCGCGCCTGGTGCCGCCGCGGCCTGCTCACCGCCGCGAAGCTGCACGGGCGGTGGGTCATCACCGTCGCCGACCTGCGGGACCTGCTGGCCCGGCTGTACCCGGCGCCGCGTCCGCGTCCCGTCGGCCGTCACCGCAAGGGCGAGGCCGTCCCGGTCAAGACCGGCCGTGCTGCCCGGGTCCGCGTCGGCCACCACATGTCCGTGGCCAGGCAGGACGCCGTTCTGGACGTGCTCGTGGCCCGCTCGAACTTTGGCCGCATCACCACCGCGCAGTACCTGGCCCAGTTCCTCGGCGCCGATGAGGCGTTCATCGCCTCCTACGCCTCGCCGTTCGGCCGGGCCGTCGCCAAGGTGTACCGGGCGACGTTCGGCACCGAACCGGTGAAGTCGGGCCTGGCGCGTCGCGGGCACCGGCTGATTCCGTGCTTCGCCTACGGGGCCTCCGAGTTGGACGTGCTGGCCAAGGCGGCACGCACCTACCGGCGCACCGCCGAGCTGATGGCCGCCTGCTCCGCCGATTGATCCTCAGCGATCCGCACGTGCGGGTGCCTGCCGAAGCCGCGCAGGTACTCGCCGCACGTCGGCTGGTGATCGCAGCGGCCGGCCACCATGTCCGCGGCCCAGGCGCTTACCCATTCGTCGCTAGTTTGTCCGTGCCGGCCGATCAAGTACAGCCGCTCGTTGCCACTGAGTAGCCGTAGATGAAATGGCTGGTCGGCCATGGCGGTCATGCGGCGTCGCCAGGCGCGGACGTGTTTGCGGTAGCGTCCGCGCCGGTCGTAGTAGACGACTACGGTTGGCGTGCCGAAGAGAATTGCGAGCAGTAGTAGCGACGCCCCGTTTCCGGCCATGTAAGCCACCCCCCTGTCCGCATTGTCTATCTCCGCTGCTCAGGGTGGAACTCTGCCGCGTTTGTCTGTGCTCTGATATTCGAGGCCTCACAGTTGCAGCGGCTGTAAATCACGTCGTGGGTGCAGGCGCCGACGGAGCGGACCGGGTTGGTCCACGGCACCGTGCGCGGCGGCTCGGGCTTCGGTGGCGCTGCTGCCAGCGCCCGGACCACGAGCGGCGCGACTCGCTGTAGGTCGGCCACCGGCTTCCGTTGCTGCCGCGTCTTCACGCGCAGCCAGTCCAGTGGCTTCACCGCTCGTCCTCCGTCCGTTCCTGCCGCTCGTCTCGCGCCGGTATTCCGAGGCTGGCGAACAGCATCTCGACCGCTTCGATGAGCCCGTGTACGACGGGTATGCCGTTCGGCACCACCACCACGCCGTCTTCTCGCGCCAGCACGACGCCGGCCGGGTCGCTCACGGCAGCCTCGCGATCAGGTCCGACACGTGCGCCAGCACCCATCCAGCGCCCATCATCGGCAGCACGGGCAGCGCCATCGCCGCCCCGGTGGCGGGCCCGCGCCACCACCAGCCGGGTGCGCATCGCCGCTTCGGCCGGTTCACTGCACCTCACCTCGCAGCCACCGCCGTACCTCAACCCACAGCGCAAGCGCGGCGAGCAACGCCACGTTGATGCTGGCCCAGTCGCGGACGATCCGGATCAGCTCAGCCACGGGCCGCCTCCTCGAAGTCCTGCCATTCGCCGACCTTGCGGACGCGTAGCGTGCGGCTCACCACGTCCGCGCGCCCCTTCGCGTCGAACTCGGCCAGCACCTCCAGCGCGCCGTCGAGCGTGTCGGCGATGGCGCGTTCCTCGGTGAGGGTGCTGATGTGGCGGATGCGCAGGCCGTACTCGTCGGTCAGCTGCGGGCGATCGGCGCGGAGGCGGTCGATCTCGTTGCTCAGCTCCGCGTTCTCGTTCACCAGGTCGCGATTGAGTCCGGCGCAGCGGTCGATCTCGTCGCGCAGTTCGGTGCGCTGGATCTTCAGCATGTCCACCACGGCCCTGTAGGTGCGGCTCGATGACTCGGCGGCGTTGCGCACGACGCGGTTGGCGTCCAGCACCTCCTTGAGCCGGTCGATCTCGGCCAGCAGCTCGCTGATGATCTCGATGGCGTCACCGAGGCCGTACTCGCCGTTGTGCTCCTTGATCTCGGCCAGCGCCTCGTCGCTCATGGCCACCTCGTCCAGTTGGCGAGCGAACTCGGCATCGCTCATCGCCTCAGCCACGGTCGTCCTCCGTCGTGTCGTCGGGTTGCTGCGGGTTGTCGCCGCAGATGCGGCATGGGCCGCAGTAGCAGTCGCGTTCGGGGCACAGGCAGGGCTGGCCGGGCTGGCATTCGCAGTCGCAGGCGTCCGCAAGCAGCTCGGGCTCTGACAGCCCCGCTGAGCGCCCCTCGAACTCCAGTTCGGATCCGGACGCCTGAACGCCGTCTTCGGCCGTCTCCGTGGCGCTCCGGGCCTCCTGTACGGCATCGGGGGCCACAGCAGCGGCCACATTGAGCGCACGCAGTTCGTCGGCGTACTCCACCGTGTCTAGAAGCACCTGCGTATGCACGCCCGCAGTCGGCATCGCCTTGAAGCCCTTCCACCAGCCGACTTCGAACGAGCTGCTCTGCAAGCTGACCTGCGCCTCGTTGAGAGCGGCAACGTACTCCCGCAGCTCGTCGCGCTCCGCCGTCGCCTCCTCCGCCCGCCTGACCGCCGCGTCCCGTTCCGCGATCAGCGCCCTCCACCGCTCGGGCAGCACCGTGGCGGACTCGGCGCGGGCGGTCGCGGCGGCCAGCTGCTTCTGGAGCTCGGCGATCGTGGTGGCTGCGTAGACCGGATCCCAGTCGTAGGGGTCCGCGTCACCGCCGCGCTCGTTGTGGGTATCGGACATCAGGACTCCTCGGGCTCGGGGGCGGTCGGCTCCTGACAGGGAACGCCGAGGAACGGCA